ACACACACCGACAGGGGTAACAGTTCGATGCCGTACCGCGATGTCCTGCCAGCGATGGACAGGGCGCACGGAGATCCGTACAGCTTCATCACCGCGTGCGGGACGATCGAGTTCGTCTTCGACATGGAGGGCTTCGACTTCCACATCAACGCCTCGCCTGGCTACAACGTCGACCTGATGAGGGCCGTCTTGAAGCAGGCGGAGTGGTGGGGCCTGGAGCTCCTGCCGTACGACGAGTGCGACGTAGAGATGCTGCCCGGAGGGATCTGCCGGATCTACCTCACGCCGATCGTGCCGCCCGAGGTGGCCGAGGCCGAGATGGTCCGGGAGCTCCTGGCTCAGATGGATGCGCTGACAGTGACGCCGTTCGACTCAACGACACTGGAGGTAGTTCCGCTTGACCCTGAACTTCATGGAGATCCCGAACAAGGCACACCCGAACAACTCAGTCCCGCGTGACGGTTGGGATCGTCCGCTCATCGTGCCGAAGGCTGGCGGCAAGCCGGTCGGGCACACCAGGACGACGACGTTCATCGACTGCATCGAGGACAAGTCGAACCTGATCAACTGGGGCAAGCGCATGGTGGGAGTGGGCCTGGCCAAGAACCCGGCCCTGCTCGATGCCATCCGTGAGCTGGACCCCAACGACAAGGACGACAAGCGCAAGCTGGACGGTCTCGCTGAGCGTGCCGTCGACATCAGTGGCGCGAACGACAAGCGTGAGAAGGGAACCCACCTCCACACGCTGAGCGAGTACGTCGACCGTGGTGAGCCGCTTCCGTTCGGAACGCCCCAGGTGGACGTCGAGGACATGATGGCGTACATGCTCGCCACGTCGGTGCTGAAGGTTCACGCCGTCGAGCAGTTCGTCGTGGTGAACGAGCTCAACGTGGGTGGCACCTTCGACCGCACCTACGAGTACGACGGGCCTGGCCCGGACGGCAAGCCCATCTCGGGTCTGTTCATCGGCGACCTGAAGACCGGGTCCGTCGAGTACGGCGCGCTGAAGATGGCAAGCCAGCTCGCGATCTACTCGCGAGGAGAGAAGTACGACCACACCCTGTTCCCCGTGGACCACCAGGACAAGAAGGCCCTGGCCGCATGGAAGAAGGTAGCGGTCGACGCAGCCGAGGCGGAGAAGGCGTACAGCCCGCTCCCTTCGGTGAACCAGAACTGGGGCATCATCGTCCACCTGCCTGCTGGCACGGGACAGTGCGACCTGTACTGGGTGGACCTGAACATCGGGTGGGCCTTGGCCCAGCTCGCGCTTCAGATCCGCAAGGCACGCAGCACCCGTGGTGCGATGAAGCCGTTCGTGACGCAGGTCACGGAGAACGAGCTTGCTTCTTCCGCTGAAGCTGTGTAACTTGTATCAAGTCAGAGCGACGCGGAAGCGACGAGCTGAAGCGCAAGTCGCAGGAACCGCGAGGTTGACACCAAGCTTCGGATCGTGTAACTTGTACCAAGACAGAGAGAACAACGAGAGGAGCACAACACAGTGAGGGAACTGACCGTCACGATCAAGTACGGCAAGGGCTACGAGGAGACCTGGGCGGTCTTCAAGGGCAACCCGGACGAGGTCCGCGAGGACATCATCTCCTACTTCGGACTCATGCGTGACAGTGTGACCGAGCTGACGCTGAGCGAGCTGGTGGTAGAGGTCACCAGCCTGGCGCACGGCAAGGGCAACATCGCCCGCTTCCTGGGTGGAACGATCATCCCCCCGAGTGAGCACAACGCTCCTCCCCAGACTTCCACGGCGTCGAACGAAGACCCGTGGGCTGCGGCCTCCAGCGCCGCACCGGCCCCGGCAGCTCAGCCTGCCGAGGACCCCAACGCCTACATCCTGGGCGAGATCGAGAAGCAGACGGACGTCGCGGGCCTGAAGCGCCTGTGGGCTGAGAACCAGTCCTTCTTCTCCGACCCGAGCGTGATGGCTGCATGGAAGGCCAAGGGCAAGGCCCTGTCTGCCGCGTAGCAGTACCGCTCCACCTCACATCAACAACATCGAGCATCGACTCACCGAACGAAGGAGAACAACACAGTGCTGAACTTCATGGACATCCCCACCCAGGGCGGCGGCTGGTTCAAGCCGAAGGACAACGTGGACGCGGTTGCGATCCTCATCGAGGTCAAGGGCTTCGACAGGCAGCGCCCGACCCCGAACGGTCCGAAGGACTCCGTCCTCGCTGACGTGTCCGTCTTCAAGACCCAGGCCGACCTGGACGCTGGTCGTCCGGAGATCGCGAAGGGCCAGCGCATCGAGCAGACGGTCCTCGCCCGTGACCTGGAGGCGATCGTCGGTGGTGCCACCATCGTGACCCTCGCCCAGATCCCGGCGAAGAAGCCCGGCGCGTACCCGGCGTGGGTCTGGCGTCAGGCTGAGCGCGCTGCTCAGCAGAAGGTCATCGACTACGCCACGAAGCGCGAGGCGGAGGTCAACGCGGCGGTCGACGCTGCGCCCGACTTCGACTGATCAGTGTGACTGTGTGACCACCTACGGGGGGCGTTCTTCGGAGCGTCCCCCTTGGGGCAGTGAGAGAGGAGGTGCCTGTGAACCGACCGAGCTGGGACGACTGGGCACTGACCATCGCTGAGGCGGTGGCAACCCGAGCTGACTGTTCGCGCTCCCAGGTGGGAGCCGTACTGCTGAGCCGCACACACCGGGTGCTGAGCGTGGGCTACAACGGCCTGATCGCTGGCATCCCTGGCTGCGCCTCGGCTGGCAACTGCCCGAGAGGGCAACTGTCCCCGAGCGAGTGCGCTCCGGACAGCGACTACTTCAACTGCCCGGCGACGCACGCCGAGCGCAACGCCATCGAGCACGCCGATCCTGTCGAGCTGCCTGGCGCAACCCTGTACGTGACGCGGGCTCCCTGCCCTGCGTGCCAGACCCTGATCATCGCCGCTGGCATCAAGCGCGTGGTCGTGAGAGGAGACAAGTAGTGCTCACCCCTGGAAGGTCCCTGTCGCTTCACGCGGAGTCGGGACGAGAGCTCCCCCGCGTCGAGGCGTTCGAGGCCCTGTACCAGAAGGGCGTTCGCCCCCGGCATGGTGAGGTCATCATGATCGCCGGTCGGTCCGGCACGCAGAAGTCCGGCTTCGCTCTGTTCTGGGTAGCTTCGATGAACCTGCCCTCCCTCTACTTCTCCGCTGACATGAGCGCCTTCACGGCGTCCTCGCGTCTCGCCTCGATGGCGACTGGAGACACGACCGAGATGGTCGAGGCTGGCATGGCCCAGGGCGGCAAGCACCGCCAGGCGTACATCGACGCGCTCTCCCACTCGAACATCACCTTCTCCTTCGGGTCGCCCATCACCTGGCGTGCCGTCGATGAGGAGCTGGAGGCGTACGTCGAGCTCTGGGACAGCTACCCCGAGGTCATCGTCTTCGACAACCTGATGGACTTCGAGGGCGCTGAGTCGGACTACACCGAGCAGATGGCGGTCATGTCCAACGCGACCGAGCTGGCCCGGTCTACCGGTGCGACGGTCATCATCCTTCACCACGCTTCGGACAAGAGCTGGGAAGCCAAGAGCGACCCGTGGGCTCCCCCGTCCCGCGACCAGGTGAAGGGCGGCCTGTCCGAGAAGCCTGAGCTGTCTCTGACGGTGGCTCTCGACCCGACCAGCCTGGAGTACCGAGTCGCCTGCGTGAAGCAGCGCATGGGTCCGTGCGACCCCACGGCACGCAGCTACGCCATGATGCGCTGCCACCCGGACGTGACCCGCTTCTCGAAGCTGGAGGTCATGGCCAAGACCAGCCAGCCCAACACCCCGGCTCCTGCCGGATCGGGCTGGACCCCAACGACTTCGCTCGAACGCCTTGGCCTCGGCTGAGAGTGTGGTAGTGTGAGCAACACGAACGGGGGAAGCGCACCGGAAGGTGCGCCTCTCCTCGAAGGGAGTGTGACTGTGTGAGCGGGAACCCTGTCAGGAACAAGAAGAAGGGGGCCGAGTGGGAGAACGAGCTGAAGAACAAGTTCCGTTCCACCGGCTTCGACATCGAGCACCTGCACCTGAACGGTAGCGAGGACGAGGGTGACCTGGTCATCCGCGCCTGGAACGGCAAGACCTGGGTCATCGAGGCGAAGAACGCCAAGATGGACGCCAACACCTTCGTCCGCGAGATGGAGACCGAGGTCGGGCACTACGCCTCCCACCGGGGGTTGGACCCCGAGCTGGTCGACGGCGTCGTGATCGTGAAGGCGTACCGCAAGCCCTGGCGCAAGGCGTACGTCATCACCACGGTCGAGCGGTTCTTCGGGCTGGACCCGGAGTGATCGGCTTCATGGGCTGGGACATGACCCAGGCGGAACGCGATCAGCTCGCCGATGAGACCGAGGCGTTCTTCGCCTTCATCGAAGACCCCGACTCAGACATGGACGTGATCCTCGCGATCGAGGAGTTCTACGACGTGGAGGTGTAGTGGCCATCCAGTGGCGAGAGCCCAGCAAGCCCAAGGGCAGGAGCTGGGACAACGACGACGACAGCAAGCCCGAGCTCTCAGCGGTGCTCGACCACTACGAGGTCGACTTCAACCCTGAGCGGGCAACCGGCATGGGCCACTGCCCACTGCACGACGACAACACACCCTCGATGTCCTACAACACGGACAAGGGGCTCTGGCGCTGCCACTCCTGCGGAGAAGGCGGCGACAGTTACACGATGATCATGTTGAAGGAGGGGACAGACTTCCGTGGAGCACGAACCGTTGCAACCACTCTCGGCCTCCCAGAGGGAAGCTCTGGAAGAAGCGACAGCCAGCTACGAGGCAGCCGTTACGGCGGAAGCCGCTCGGTACCTGCTGGCAAGAGGACTGGATCGAACGGCGGCGGTTACCAACCGCGTTGGCGTCGTAGCTGATCCGTTCCCAGGGCATGAGAGGTTCCGAGGCTTCCTCGCGATCCCCTACCTGGACCGGAACGGCAAGCCCCTGAGCATGCGGTTCCGCTGCATCCAGGATCACAACCACCGTGACTTCGGCCACGGCAAGTACATGGGCATGAAGGACGAGCCGCCCCGCATGTTCAACGTGGGCGCTGTCCACCGAGCTGACACCGAGATCGCTGTGACCGAGGGCGAGTTCGACGCGATGGTGCTGAACATGATCGGCATCCCGGCTGTGGCTGTCCCTGGCGCACAGGGCTGGCGCAACCACTACCGGCGCATGCTCGCTGGCTTCAACCGTGTCTGGGTCTTCGGTGACCCGGACGACGCAGGAGCGGAGCTGGTCGCCAAGATCACCCGCTCCCTCCGCTCCGCCAAGGGCGTTCGCCTGCGGGACGGAGACGTAACCGACACCTACCTGAAGCACGGCGCTGAGGCGCTGTACGCACTGATGAAGACGGAGGACTCGAAGTGACCGAGACTGTGAAGAAGACCACCCGCAAGGCGAACCCGCTGACCGCGATCGTCAACGAGGTGAAGGCGAAGGCCGAGGACCACGACGACCTGCGCTTCGTGGGTGGGCGAGTGGTCGAGTCGGGGCAGGCGTACCACGCCGAGCAGGAGCACCGCTGGAGCGCGATCAACCAGACCCGCTCGGATCTCGGCCACCTCGGGATCGACGGCCTCCTGGTCGAGGACGCTCACGCTGCGGGCGCTGCCACCACGGACGCCGACCGGCGCGAGGCGCTGATCCTGCTGGCCGCTCAGGCTGTGGCCGCTGTGGCTCAGCTCGACCGTGGTGAGGGCTGATGCCCCTGCCGGGTACCGAGAGGTTCCCTGCGGTTGAGCGGGTCTGGCAGGCGCTCGGTGAGCGTGAGCGTGACCTGTTCTTCGACCACCTCTACGGAGGTACGTCAGCCGACTGGCTGGCCACGACGCTGCGCAAGTACGGACACGACGTGTCCGCCTCCACGATCCGCACCTACCGAAGGAGCCTGAACCGTGTCTCTGAAGGATGAGCTCCTGAAGAAGCCTGTCGGCCCGAGCATCGCAGCTCGGAAGACCAACCCCGACAAGGACTTCACCCGACAGATCGAGGTGCAGGGTGACGTCGCTGCGGTGACGGTGCGCGGCCTGCCCGATGAGGTGGACGAGAGCGCAGCGGCTGAGTACCTGCGCAGCAAGGGTGAGGACCCCGAGCTCTGGATCGCTACCGGCTTCCGCTCTGGCGAGTGGACCATGGCGAACGGCGACGTCGGGGTGAGCAACCGCTACACCTTCAAGCGCCGTGACCCGGTGCTCGACGGTGACCCGCTGGACCTGGACGAGCTGATCCGTGCCGTTGACAACTACGGTCCGGGTGTGACAGTGTCGCAGACCGAAGGGGAGTTCACCTTCATCGTCGCCATCGGCGACATGCAGTTCGGCAAGATCGACGGAGACGGTGTCGAGGGAACGCTCGAACGGACCATCGACTGCCTGAACAAGGCGGCTGCTCTGCTGGAGCAGTACCGGCTGCGCTTCCCGATCGGCCATGTGCACGTCGCCTGGCTCGGTGACCACATCGAGGGCTTCGTCTCTCAGGGTGGGGCCAACACCTGGCGCACGGTGCTCACGCTGAACGAGCAGATCCGCCTGACCCGGCGAGTGATGCTGCACGCACTGCTCCTGTTCGCGCCGTTGGTTGCTCGGCTCACGATGGCTGCTGTACCTGGCAACCACGGTGAGGCTGTCCGGATCAACGGCAAGGGCGTGACGCGGTACGACGACAGTCACGACACCGAGTCCCTGATCGCCGTGAAGGATGCGGCTGACCTGAGCCCCGAGCGGTTCGGTCACGTCGAGTTCTTCGTGCCGGACACGGACGAGCTGAGCGTCGTAGTCGAGTGCAGCGGGACGGTCGTGGCTCACGTCCACGGTCACCAGTTCCGACCGGGCAAGCACTTCGACTACTGGAAGGGGCAGGCGTTCAACCGAGCGTCCGCCTTCCACCAGGCCGACCTTCTCCTGGCTGGCCACCTGCACCACGAACACGTCGACACCGATGGGTTCCGCACCTTCATCCAGCCCCCGGCGATGGAGTCGGAGAGCACCTGGTGGAGGCACGCCAAGGGCACGACCGGTGCCCCTGGCCTGATCGTCGCCGTCACCAAGGACGGCAACACGAACCTGAAGGAGGTGGTCCGATGAAGCTCATCGAGATCCAGCCGAGCGAGAGCGTCGAGCAGGCCACTGCCGACTGGTCCTGGTACGAGCCGGGCAACGAGGTCGACAAGGTGATCACGCGGGCCGCGCGCCACATCGCGAACAAGTACGACGACACCAAGACCACCGAGTTCGAGGACGCCTACCAGGACGGCCTGATCTTCGTGGCCACGCGGAAGAACCTGCGCCAGGCGCTGGGTGAGCCGGGCCTGCTGTACTCCCGGCTGGTCCAGGATCTGACCGACAAGAACAAGCAGAGCGCGACGAAGCGGTCGAGCTCGCGGATGACCAGCTACGAGAACAACCTGACGAAGCTCGAAGGGTTGGGTGTCTGAGTGCCGGGAGCGTACGACAGGGCGCTGGTGGAGCAACTGCTCCCCGCTCACTTCGACCCGGCTTCGGCCTACGGAGTGAAGAACGAGACAGCACCGGACGCTGACATGCCGAAGGTGAAGGCCAACCCGAAGCACGCGAACACCCTGTTCGCCCACCTCGCCGACATGAACGCGGCGTGGAAGTGGGCGGTCGCAGGCGGGCTGTCGTGGGAGGAGGCGCGAGCCACCCTCATGCGGTACGGCCTGGACTGGACCTACGAGTTCATCGCGTTCGAGGAGAACTGCAACAAGAGCACAGCCCAGCGGCGATGTGAGCGGGCGGTCGGCAAGCTCGCCGCCTACCTCAACCAGGACCGCTACGTAGACGGCTACGACATCAAGGAGGAAGCAGCGTGAGCGAGACCACCCCCGAGGTTCCTGTCGAGGAGCCCGCCCCCACCCCGACCCCGGTCGACCCCCCTGTGGGGATGACGGACGAGGCCATGGAGTTCTGGGACGACACGACCCAGACCTACTACGAGCGGAACTCGGAGCACCTGGTCTACGCCCGGCCCTACACCGAGAACGAGCTCGCCCGGTACGCCAAGGAGCGGCAGCTCGACCAGCTCGGAGTGGAGGCCAAGACGGCTGTCAGCTACCTCGATGACCGGCTGGTGAAGGCTCTGACCTACACGCAGATCCCTTCGCCGTCGCCCGAGCAGACGCAGGCGGCGATCCTCAACCTGTGCGACCTGGCCGCGTACAGCGCAGGCACCCTGAAGCGGGTGCTGGTGGTCCTCGGTGATGTGGTGGGTCGTCCCGTGGTGTGACAGTGGTACAGTGTGACAGTGAGATCGCAGGCGGCACTCCTTCGGGGGTGTCGCCTTGCGGCAGTGAGAGAGACATCTACTTCAAGGAGGAACCACTCAGTGAGCAACACCATCCCCTTCGGTCCGACCGGCCAGACCGTGTACGAGCGCACCTACTCGCGCACCAAGGCCAACGGCGAGAAGGAGACCTGGCCTGAGACTGTGGCCCGTGTGGTCGAGGGTAACCTCGCGCTGGTCCACGGTCCTCGCGCAGGGTGGGATGTGACAGTGTCGCAGGAGGCGGAGAAGTTGACCTCCTACATGGAGCGGTTCGCGATCCTCCCGGCTGGCCGTCACCTCTGGGCGTCTGGCGTGAAGGGTAGGCAGTACCTGTTCAACTGCCACGTCTCGGGCTGGGGAGAGACCCTGTCCCGGCACTTCGAGTTCACCTTCCTCCGCCTGATGGAGGGCGGGGGCGTGGGAGCGAACTACTCCTCCCGCTTCCTGGAGCCCTTCGGTGCACCGCGTCGCGAGCTCGACGTCCACGTCGTGTGCGACCCGACCCACCCGGACTTCGCCGAGATGCGCTCGGCTGGCCTGCTGTCCACCCAGTACGACTCCGACTGGGACGGGGCCTTCGAGGTCGAGGACTCCCGCGAGGGTTGGGCTGACGCCCTGGTCGACCTGATCGACACCTTCATGACCGACGACGAGGTCAAGCACCGAGCCCGCGTGTACGACGTGAGCCGAGTCCGAGGCAAGGGTGCCCGGCTGAAGACGTTCGGCGGTACGGCGTCGGGTCCTGGCCCGTTCGCCCGCATGATGATCGAGGTCGGTCGGGTCCTGAGCAAGGCTGCTCACGACATCGGTGAGTGGGCCGTCGACCCCTACGTCACGCCGACCGAGGCCATGGAGATCGACCACGCCATCGCCGAGTGCGTGGTGTCGGGTGGCAACCGTCGCTCTGCCCGCATGGCGATCTGCCACTGGGCCGACGAGCACATCGATGAGTTCCTGTCGTGCAAGGTCGACGGCTCGAAGCACTGGACGACCAACATCTCGGTCGAGATCGACCAGGAGTTCGTGGAGCGGCTGGCCCTGGGTGAGCCCGAGGCTGTCTACGTCCACCGCAAGGTGGTCGAGGGGATGCTCCGCAACGGTGAGCCGGGCTACTGGAACAGCACGATGTCCAACGAGGGCGAGGTCGGCGAGGTCATCGCGACCAACCCCTGCGGTGAGATCGCGCTGGAAGCCTGGGAGAACTGCAACCTCGGTCACGTCAACCTCGATGCGTTCGCTCCGACCGTCAAGGGCGGGGAGTTCGATGAGGCTGGCATGAAGGAGGCGCACGCTCTCGTCACCCGCTTCCTGATCCGCGCCACCTACGGCGACGTGAACGATGCGGAGCAGGCTGGCCGACTGGCGCTGAACCGGCGCATCGGCGTCGGACACTTCGGCGTCCAGGGCTTCCTCGCGAAGTCCGGGGTCCGCTACTCGGTCGCTCCGTTCACGTTCATGCCGTCGCTCCTGGAGGATCTGTACGACGTCGTCCGTGAGACCGCGCGTGAGTACGCCTTCGAGCTGCGCATCCCGGAGCCGGTCAAGGTCACCACGGTGGCACCGACTGGCACCATCGCGAAGATGCCGGGCGTGACGGAGGGCATCCACCCGATCTACGGGCGGACGTTCCTTCGACGGGTTCGCTTCTCCTACTCGGACGCTGACCAGGCTGCCCAGGTCGACAAGTTCTTCGGCCAGGGCTTCGCCGTGGACGCCTGCGTGTACGACCCCTCGGGGAACACGATGGTCGTCACCTTCCCGACGAAGGACAAGCTGGTCGCCGAGGTTGAGGCGATGGGCTTCGACCCCGAGCTGGTCGAGTCCGCAGACGAGCTCACCCTGGACCAGATGCTCGGCTTCCAGGCGATGTACCAGACCCACTACGCCGACAACGCGGTCTCGTACACCTGCAACGTGCCGGAAGGGCTCGACGTGGACGACGTGATGGCTGTCATCCAGTCCTGGCTCCCCCACCTGAAGGGGACCACGATCATGGTCGACGGCACGCGAGAGCAGGCTCCGTACGAGCGCATCACCGAGGCGGAGTTCGAGCAGTACGAGCTCACCCGAGTGGAGGATGGCACGGACGAAGACTGCGCATCTGGTGCGTGCCCCGTTCGCTGATGTTGTAGCGTTCTGCTCCCCCTACTTGAAGGAGCAACGAACGTGGGCATCATCCGCAAGAGCACCAGCGCCATGACCCTTGGACTGGTGGACTGGAAGTCCGACAAGGAACGCATCGCGACTTCCACTCGGAAGGCGAAGAACGCACAGCGCAAGACGAACAAGCTCCTGAAGGAGCAGAACAAGCTGCTGAAGCAGCAAGCCCGGTGAGGCCGGACACAAGAGCCCCCTGAGACTTCGGTCTTGGGGGGCTTCTTGTTGTACCTTGCGGGGCATGAAGAACGAGCGAGTGATCATCGAGCTGGTGGACGACATCGACGGCACAGGTAGCGCATCCACGGTGAGCTTCGCGCTTGACGGGAAGGCGTACGAGATCGAGCTCAACAAGAGGAACGAACAGAAGCTGAGGAAGGCGCTTGAACCCTGGGTCAAGAACGCCCGCGAGGTGCGTTCTCCCGGCCCAACAAGAAGGCCCCGGAGGAACGGGAAGGTAGACAGTGCGGCGGTCCGTCAGTGGGCCGCTGAGAACGGTGTCGAGGTAGCCGCGACTGGCCGCATCCCCGGCGCAGTGATCGAGCAGTACAAGGCGGCTCGGAAGGGCTGAACGCGCACCATCTTGACCTGCGATCCTGATGGGCGGACGGTGGAGGTGGCGGCGGCTCACCTTCATCGCCGATCAGGCTGCAACAGGGAACTCGTTCTCGGTGGCACCCGAGAAGCCCTGTTGGTGGGTCGTCGTCCTACTCTGAGGCCATGACACAGAGCGAACCGCAGATCACCGTCACGTCCTGGATCAAGCTGGAGGACGGGAGCCTCATCCCGTTCGACAAGGACAAGCTCGCTCCCCCGCTCGACCCCAACGACACCGAGGGGTGGGCGCGGGTGCATGAGGGGATGCGTCGAGACGGTCTCGCTCGCTGACCTGCGAGAACAGGTGCATGCGAAGCCCTTGAAGATGGACCTCTTGGTAGGTGTAGCATGCACCTACATCCACAGAGAGGAGCATCGTGAGCACAAGCAGCGACCAGGTGCCAGCCGGTACCGAGACGGTCATCTACGTCCGGGTCTCCCTGGACAAGACCGGCAAGGAGCTGGCCATCGACCGCCAGGAGGCGGTGTGCCGAGAGCTGTGCGAGAAGAACGGCTGGCCGGTCCTCAGTGTAGTTCGAGACAACTCGGTCTCTGCCGTCAAGGCGAAGAAGCGACCGGGCTTCGAGAAGCTGCTCGCGATGAAGCCGAAGCACATCGTGATGTGGTCTGCTGACCGGCTCGTCCGCAAGGGTCCGGACCTGGAGCGACTGATCCAGTTGAACACGCCGATCCACTCGGCGATGAGCGGTCCGATGAACCTGGCCAACGCGGCTGGCCGACTGCACGCTCGACTCCTCACCGACGTCGCCACGTTCGAGGGCGAGATCAAGGCTGAGCGTCAGCAGGCTGCGGCTGTGCAGCGGGCGCAGATGGGCGGGAGCTGGTGGCCCACTCGACCCTTCGGGCTGGAGCGCGACGGCACGCTGAACGAAGCCGAGGCTGCCGGTCTACGCAAGGCGTACTCGGACATCCTGGCGGGCGCTCCCCTGTCGGCTGTAGCTGCGGATCTCAACGCCGCTGGACTGCTCACGAACAAGGGCAACCCCTGGACTGGCATGACCATCCGCCCTGTCCTGATGAACGCGCGCAACGCTGCGATCCGGGTCTACAAGGGGGTCGAGGTTGGGCCTGCCGCCTGGTCGCCGATCGTTCCCGAGGAGACGTGGCGCGCTGCGGTGCGACTGCTCAACCAGCCAGCTCGACGCACGGGCGGCGGAGGCAAGCGACTGAACCTGATGACCGGCTTCGCCAAGTGCGGCGTCTGCGGCGGCGACGTGAAGACGGAGTACCGGGGACGGAAGGGGGAGATCGGCGCGTACACGGTCTACGCCTGCCGCCTGAAGCACTGCCTGAGCCACCGGAGCAAGTGGGTGGACGACCGGGTCGAGACGCTTCTCCTGGAGCGCCTGAGCCTGCCTGACGCGGCTGCTCTGTGGGCCGTTGGTCAGGACGTGGATGCTGGGCAGGTCCGCGAGGACGCGGTGAGCATGCGCGAGCGACTGGACGCTCTCGCCGAGGACTACGCCGAGGGTCTGATCAGCCGGGCTCAGATGGTGACGGGGTCGACGCGGCTGCGTGAGCGGCTGGCTGAAGCCGAGGGCCTGCTGGCTCGCATGGCGGGCGACTCCCCCCTGCTGGAGCTCCTGTCAGCGAAGGACAAGGATGCTGCGTGGGAAGGTCTGACCCTGGCGAAGAAGCGCACGACCATCGAGATGCTGATCGAGAAGGTGAGCCTGTACCCCCGAGGTCGCGGTCGAGTTGAGCACCTGCCCGAGCACTGCGTCGTGGAGTGGAAGGACAGCCGACCGCACCTGAGCGCCGTGTCCTGATCCAGAACGCAGAGAAGCCCCCTACCTCGGATGAAGTAGGGGGCTGTCTCATGCGGCACGTCGGGAGGGCTTGATCTCGGCAACGCCGAGGAGCTGTCGGAGGTGGACGACCTGCTCGTCATCGAGCGGGGGCGGAGGGTTCTGGCGTAGCTCCTCGCGGGCCACTTGCCGTAACTGCTCTCGGGTCACGGGGCTACCCGCCCGTTCATCTCGAAGGCGCGGTGAGTGTGGGGCATGACGTCCATGAAGGCGTACTCCATCTGGTCGGCCACCATCTCGATCTCTCGCTGGGGGAAGCTCGGGACCTTGGAGTTCTGGCGGTTGGTCCGCAGGGAGAGGAAGTGCATGAGGCTGCGCGGGTTGCAGGTGGCCCAGAAGGACGTGAAGATCCCGACCGGCAGGACGTTGCGCGCTACCTCCTTGGCGACGCCCGCCTGGAGCTGGTTCTGGTAGGCGCTCCACGCCACCTGGTAGGCGTCCTTCGAGGAGGCGGTGACCGAGCTGTACTGGGCGGGGGTGCCGGGCTCGAAGGTGTACGCGCCGGGCTTGCCGACCTGCTGGAGGTTGCGGTCAGGAGCGGGGACGTAGAAGACGGAGCGGAGCTCGCGGTAACGCCCACTCTCCTCGTTGTAGCTCCAGCCAGCGCGATGGCGGAAGAACTCTCGGGCCACGAAGATCGGTGCCTCGATGACGAAGGTGAAGGAGCCGTGCTCGAACGGGCTGCCGTGCCTGTCCCGCATGAGGTAGTTGATCAGGCCCTCGGAGGGGCGACCGGACGTGGACTGACTGCCTACGGTGCTGACTCGGGCTGCCTGGGCGACGTCGTCGTCCGAGGCGTTGGACTTGATGAGGTCGACGCTGACGTCGGACCTGAGCGTGATGGTGATGGGACTTCCTCTCAGTACCAGTGCGGGTAGCGGTTGTTCCAGAAGGCGAGGGCCTTGCTCGGCTTGCCGTAGCGGGCCTCGATGTAGCGGAGCCCTGCCTCGATCTGCTTCTCGGGATCGGAGGTCTTCGCGATGCCGTAGCCGGACCAGGTGCTGTCCAGGAACTGAGCGATGCCGTAGGCGGTGCTCGTTGGGTTCTGCGCGTCGGGGTTCCAGTCGGACTCGTTGGTCCAGAGCTGTTCCAGGGCATCCCACTCGGACCCTGTCCACCCGCGCTTGGCTGCGGCCTCTCGACCGATCTGCTTCGGTGTCTGTAACTTCGGCGTGGCCTTGGGCTTGGGCGTCTCGGTCTTGCTCGGCGTCGGTGTCGGCGTTGGGGTGGCGGTGACGGTGACGGTGACCTTCGGGATGGGCTGCGTGTCGTGGATGGCAGGCGGGTCAGCCTTGGCCTTGTCGACCAGGAGAGCGCCGCCCAACATGCCCAGCGAGAGGGCGGAGGTGAGTGCGGTGACTCCCGCAGCCACGCTCAGCCCATCCCGCTTGGCCTTGTGTCTCGGGTGATGCAAGTTACACACCCGCCTGCAACTGACGGAGGTGGATGATCTCGGTGCCCTCCTGGGCGAACTCCTCCAGCTTGGCCAGCATCTTCCAGGCGTACTGGCTGACGCCGAGGCCGGTGCGGTAGATGACCGAGGGGTTACGGTCCTTCAGGAGGTGGATCATCCGGAACGGGATGATGTTCTCGGGCTTGACCTCGGGGAACATGCGCGCCTGGTGGTAGCCGTAGACGATGGCCACGGGCTCGGTGTTCTGCGTCACTGTCACAGTCCTCTCGTTGCGAACGACGCCGCGATGGCGGCAAGAGTGTTGGGGTGCTGGCCCTGGGCCTTGCGGATGATCGCTGCCTGTCGCAGGCGGACCCGCTTATGCTCGGCGATCAGGATCTCGACGCTGTCGAGGACGTGTGTCGGGTTGGTCGGTTCGGTAAGCCCGAGGCGGGTGCCGATCGCGAGGATCGCCTCCTCGGGGGTGAGCTGCTTGCTCATGCGGCCACCAGCCGGTCGTTGAAGTGGCGACGGGACTCGGAGGTGAGGTGGAACAGCCCTTCCTCGCAGGTGTAGTACCTGGACTCGCGGTAGCTGCCTCGTCGGGTGCCCCGAGCTTCAGCCGCTCGGTCTCGCTTCGCCTGGGCTCGACCCAGGGCCTTGTCGGCGTCTCGCTCGGTGCGGAAGCCTCGCTTCAGCCCACATGCGCAGAAGCGGTAGTCGACAGTCTTCGTCTTGCTCACAGTGGTAGTCCTCTCACTTCTTGTACTTCCTGCACGTACATGTCGCCAGGTGGCACTCGCCTCGGGCTGGTCCAGCCATCGAGTGCATGAACGGGGCGTGCCCGCAGTCGGGGTCGAGACACCAGGGCGACCAACCCTTCTTGCCGATGTCGTTGGCCTTCAGCGCGCCGGGCGAGTAGAGCTTGACGAGACCGAGCCTGCCGCCCACTCCGCCGAGATGCTTCAGGTAGCCCTCGGCGTCCGCCTCCGAGTAGAACGGCCCCCAGTTGACGCCCTTGGTGCCGTCCTTCCAGACGTGGACTCCCGCGAAGGTGTCCCGCATGCTCAGGATCTCCACCATCTCCTTCAGCAGGGCCTTCGCCATCGCCTGTGGACTGTCGAAGTCCGGGCTCTCCAAGATCTCCACGATGGCGTCGTACTCTTGCTTCCTCGGTGTGAACCTCACGCCGCGAACTCCTTCCAGTCGATGTACGGTCCGCCCGCGAGGGCGTCCGCCGTGTTGCAGCCCATGCAGAGCAGCCCTCGGATGCACTGCCCACAGGACTTCGCCGCCTCGGGGCAGTGGTTGTGGTCGTGGTCCACGGCCAGCGCCATGCCGGTCGCACAGCCTGCGGACCCACATCCGGCGCACGCCCACCCCTGCGCCTCGAACAGTGCGAGGTACTGAGTGAAGGTGATGCCGAACTTGATGCGGAGCTGCGAGTCGCGGACCTTGATTGGGTTCTGCTCTCGCCACCTCGCGACCCGAGCGTTCTCGGCCTCACGGTTGCGGTCCTTCCACTCCCGCTTCCACTCGCTTCGGATCGACTCGGGACGGGCGTCCCGTGATCGACGCTGCGCGTTGATGCGGTCACCCTGATCTGCCCGTAGCTGGCGCTGGTCTTCAGCCAGGCAAGGGGAGCACCGCGAGGTCAGCCCGTCCTTGCTGCGGGCTCGCTTGCCGAACTCGCTGAGCTCCTTGCTCAGGCCGCACTTGGTGCAAGTCTTCACGATGCTCCCTCCTTGGTCTCAGTTACACAGGTTGGTCAGGCGGGACGATGGATGACTCGGAAGCCCCACCTTCTGGCGTGCACGAAGGCTTGGACGTTCTGCGTGGTGCCGATGTGCTTGGTCGGGTTGATCCAGTGCCCGGCCTGCTTGAAGAAGGTCGGAGGGACGGCATCCACCCCCTGGATCACGCTCCCGTTGGGCAGAGCGTCGAGATCCTTGATCTCCCGCAGCGGAGCCTCAGTCGGGACGGTCGGCGGCGAGACGAGCTCGACCGGGAAGGCGAAGAAGCTGGAGTAGACCGGGTCGCGGAAGCCGATGACCTCGAAGGTCCCGTTCCCGAGGCTGACTCCTCCATCGCCCTCGCGGTCTTCGATGATCGCCCCTTCGGGCAGTGCGTCCAGGTCGGGGACGGTGTGCAAGGTGGTCACTGCTCTGTTCCTCTCGTTCGTGGTCCCAGTGTCACACACTGAGCCGCGTCGATGCAAGTTGCACTCAGGTGGTGAGTGCCTTCAGGTTGATGAGCAGGGCGGTGCTCAGCATGTGCTCATGCAGGTCGATCTCGTCGCCGTCGTTGTTGATCGTGACGTCGAAGTCGTAGCGGTCGAGGGCGACCTCGCTCTCATGCACCCACCCACCAGGGTCGGTCGCAGGCCCCACGCCAGGGCGGTTGATGCGGACCATCACTCCCCCGGCCTTGCGGATGGCGTCCGCCTCGTTCTGGAAGCGCACGTCGGTCACGACCAGGGCCTCAGTCTCAGGCGACCAGTCCCGGAACAGCGCGTCTACCCAGACCTGGGCTCCGAGCACCTTGCGACCGGCCTCGGTGCCCGTGCGCTGGAGGAGGCGACGGATCTCGGGGAACGTCCGCTTGGCGCGGTCCCACCCGTAGGCGTCGACCAGCTTGGCCAGTCGAGCCACGCCCACGTCAGGCGACACGGTCACCCACGGGTCGAGGTTGTAGAGGAACTGGCGGAGCCTGTCGGCGAAGGCGTCGCGCCTCCAGCCGCCCACGATCAGGGCCTTGGCCGCTTCGTCTTTACCGCTTCCGGCGTAGCCACTGAGGCCCACCAGTAGGGTCGGTCCACTCACTTCGGGTCCTCCTCGTAGGGGTTGAGCCACTGGGCGGCATGCGCCACACCCAGGCCGGTGTAGAAGTTGCGACCCATCGGGTCGGGCAGGTTGTTGGCGAGCTCGGCGAGCTCCTGCGCTGCCTGCCAGCGCGCGGCCTTGACCAGGTCGAGCAGCGACTCGCGCTCCTCCTCGTACTCCTGGCCGTACTTGTCGTAGGTCCGGTCAGCGATGGCCTCCTCGACCGTCCACCGGAACTCGTTGCCGACCCAGGGACTCACGCGGCCAGCTCCTGACCCAGCGGCACGAAGACGGTGCCGTCCGGGTAGCGCGCCTCGGTGTGCTTGACGCAGCTCCAGGTGGAGCAGGTGTGGTAGACCCGGACCTCGTCGGGGATCTCGCCGTTCACCAGGATGTAGCCGATGCGCCGGGCGGTCTGGCTGAAGCCGTCGAACAGGGCCTGACCCTGGTCCGTCTCCTCGCCAGCCGCGTCACGGATGAAGCTGCCAGCCCACAGCCAGTGGCCCTCGTCCTCCACCACTCGGGACCAGAAGCGCTCGGCCTCGGTGTTCCCGTCGTACCGCTCAACCCTGCCGGTCTTGCGCTCGGAGTAGGGACGGATGGGACGGTCAGCCTGCACGTCGCCGTAGCGACGGAGCCGGTACTTGTGGGTCGAGCAGATGCCCGGCACCGGAACCTCGTTCTTGCACTGCTCGGACTGGCTGTTGATCACGTCGCACCTCACTGGGGTGCTCCTCTCGTTCGATGACCTCCCTCCTCCGGGAGATCACAGTGCGCGCCGGGGACTCGAACCCCGGTGTCTGCCGGTCGCGCTACCTACTCACACTGTCACACCAGGTCGAGCTCGTACTCCGCCAGCTCGGTGACCTCACCCTCCTCGGTCAGGTAGCCGGACTGGATCATGTCCATCGCGGTCCGCCCGTAGCTGCCCTGGAGAGTCCAGGCCATGCCCGACTTCACCAGCTTGCCGAACAGCTCCAGAGTCTCGGCGTCGTCCAGCGCGCCCTCCTCGTAGGAGATCAGGTCGATGACCAGGCTGCCCATCTTGCTCACTGTGTGCTCCCTCTCGGTTGGTGTGTGCTCACACTCTCACATCGTGTGCGAGTGTGTCAAGGTTGGATCAGGCGGCGTCCTGCTCGGCCTCCTCGCGGCCAGCCTCGACGCCCTCGTCGTAGCCCTCGTCGTAGCCCTCGGAGCGACCGTTCTCGAAGCCCTCGGAGTAGGCGAAGTCCTCGCCCTCCGAGTACCCGTC